TCGTCCATCACGCAGCCATCTAAATATATTCCACGTAAACTATCCGGGTTCTCAGCACCCAGCAAAGAAATCCTAGCACCAGTAGGTAAATCACACCGCAATTCCGTTTCATGGAAACGTACACCCGGTATCTTACCAGCATACTCCTTTATATAATCCCACGCTACATTCTTAGCTTGCCTATATGTAGGGGCCATATACGCTAGTCTAGGGTTGTTCTTCTCACACATTAACGCAGCACGTAATATATGATTAATCGCCCAAACAGTTTTACCAAACCTACGATGACATACAACAACGCCCCACCGCTTCGCAGACATCTCACCATGCAACTTACGCTGCAAATCCCTAGGCTCATACGGTATCTCTATATGCATCAGTGCTTAGTCTCGTCCTTGCCAAAGTCCATCATGCCAATATTCTGCAACATCCTCTCATATATATCAATCAACAATACAGCGCTCTCATACTGCACAGTCGATGAACTGCCCTCTACAGTCAACCTACGCAATTCATTGATGTGACCTAGCAGAGCTACGTTTTCTTGCTTCATGGGCTTTCTCAGGCTGTGTGAGAGGCAGATACTATAGGTTGGGTATATTATGTAGTAAGCAGACGCGCGGCAAATTTTGGAGGGTGGGGTCGGCTGCATCGCCAAAATGTCCATCTAATTCGCATAACATATATTATGTTAACACTTTGTAACGTTTTGTACTGCGCGCGTCCACATATGTTCTGGTTTTGCAATGTCGAGCTAAGATGTTCTGTCTGTGTTCTGCAATCTAGCTGCCTCGCGCACGTAGCTGGGTCAGGCTGGATGTAATGTCATACTAACATACACACCTATCAATGCGTAACAACGATCTCCTCTTCCTCTGGTTCATTGGCGTTAACTGCTACATCACCTCCGGCCCAACTGATCGTAATAGCTGAGTTGCTTGGTTGATCTTCTTTCTTGTCTCTGATGCCAAATGGCTGGTTACGCGCAGCTGTCCATTTAAGCGTGTCGATCTCTAACCTACGCCGTTGCACCTCTGCGTTAATCATACGTGGATCTGTTACTTCTGGCAGTTCTTCCATAGCTAACCTGTTGATATGATCGCTGTACCATTCGCTTTGAAGTATTCTTGCCTTGCGGTACATTTCCCAGATTTCTTCATCTGCTTGTACAGAGCGTGTAACGCTGCGATAGCTTGGCATATCACTTCCCTTAGTTATATCTACCAAGGTTTCACCCTCTGCAAGTCTATCGCATATCTTCTGCATAACTTTAATTGTAATAGCTTTACTTGGCATTATAGCTTCCTAAAAAAAACCCGAGCCGAAGCCCGGGCAAGTATGTAACCACAAATAACAGGCATTGTTCTCGTGTTGTGATATGAGGTCGAACACAACATCTTGCGATTATACCATATCCATAGCTTATTTCAGTACATTAAGCAATAAATATATTTTTTTTCTGTATACCCCTTGACAGTATCTGTCACATAGTTTAGATGTGTAGTGGTTAAGAATTTAACAAGGCATTGTTTAAGGAGTAACAGTAATGATAACTGCAAACATAATATTAAAAGACGATGAGCATGTAGAGATAGTTAATACAGACGTTCATTTTGATGCTAACCCAAATCTTGATACAGTTGATTTTGTAGATCGAGCTTGGTTATTAGCAGACAAGACTGCTTTGGAAATGTCAGGTACAGATAATTACAAATTAGAAATGCACATTGTTTGTGATTTTACTACACCTGTACACAAAGTACATGATTTAAGAACAAAATAGCGAGTTAGTTATGAAACAGCAAGACTTGTTTGATATTCCCGGCGCTAAACAGCCGGGAGAAAGGCAAACTGATTTAGAAGATTTAATTGCAGAGAAAAAAAAGGAAAACAAATAACATGGCATTATCAAGAGATTTTTACATTCCCAAAGGCGCTACTAAGATTGCAGCAAAAGACTTACCTGTTGTATTTTATGCGTATGACAAGAATAAATATCCAAGCGTTGCAATAACTGCTATGTGTTTCATAGGCAAGCAAAACAAACCAGCTTGGCACTACTCTTTTAAAACTCACGCTATGATGGAAAAGTATGTTGCTGACCAGATTGAAAGTGTTAGGTTATCACAAGAAAGAAAAGCCAAAGAGAAAGCAGAAAGATTAAAACCGCACAGCTTAAAGGTTGGTGACGTTATGGTTTGCTCTTGGGGCTACGACCAAACTAACGTCGATTTCTACAAGGTTGTTAAGTTAGTTGGTAAATCTATGGTAGAGTTGATCGGTATAAGAAGCGCACATGTTGACGATACTGACGAAGCACATGGCATGGCTTGCAAAGTAATACCGTTGCCCGACCACGAATACGGCAAACCGTTTAAGAAAAAAGCTAGCAGTTCTAACAGAATTAGCATGACTAGTTTTAGCAGCGCGTCATTGTGGGATGGTAAACCAGAATATAAATCATGGTATGCTTGACAGTTACTGTCATAGTTCTTATATAGGTAATAGATGGACTACAAAATCACTAAAATAGTTAATCAATACGGCTTTGACGTTTACAGGTTCGAGTTTGAGAACACTGCTAACCTAGAAAGCTTTATCAGTAACAACCTTATCGGCAACCCGGCAATGGCTAACAAAGCAACTAAAGCTATTAACAATGTGTTGTTGATGTGGGATAGAAACCAATCGGAGGCTTAACATGAAATGGCTTGACCTTATCGGTGACATCATTGGAGCAGTAGCAGTGTTTGCTGCTCCGTGTATGTTATTTTTTATCTTGTGGGCTTTGCAATAATGCTGTAACTTAGTTTTATTGTCTAGGGGCTTGTGCTACCGATAGCCGTACTGTTCATTCAGTGCGGCTTTTTTATTATCCAAGTCAAACGTACCAGCGCAGCGATATAGTCACTCTTGACGCTTCTCCGTGAGCGTCCAAGCATTTTACCCAGCTTAGTCCATTGTGGACCGCGTTCCCTTCCTACGGCGCTATGTGCAGCTGCCCAGACAATCTTCCTATCGTTCTTTTCCATGCGTAGACCCAGATCTAACGCTGCATCAAGTCGATCTACTTGCAATGCTGTAGGTTGTATTCTTACTTGCTCCACATCAGACCAGCCATAGCTCGACCAAGACTGTACATAATCAGGCCAGCTAGCTAGCTTCTGTCTGCGAAACACGCCCGGTAATGCGCGTTCCGTCTGCGCTGCTTCCATAAACAATTCATTAAAATCATCAACCGTCATTTTCTTGAACTCTAGACGCATAGTATCCCTCTATCTGTTCACAAAACTGAGCCTGTTCAATCGCAGACAATCCACCGACATGATTAGCAGCTTCAATAAAATTATCTGTACCCAAGTTCTTCCGTAAAAGCTTCATAACCTTTTTAAGCCTAAAACCTAACGGATCTTTACGAGCCTCTTTACCAGCTAACTTGTAAGCCGGGTTCATCTTTACCAAAGTTCTTTTTAGGATTTCGCTCTTATAGTTATTAACTGTATAGTTATTAATGTTATTACTAGTTACTGCTATACAGTTATTAACTTTATAGTTATTAACTATATAGTTATTATCTCGCCCTGTAGGGCTCGCGTTAGCGTACAGTGGTTTTCGCATTTGTCAACCCCATGTTTAAATCATGCTTTAATTGCTCTTCTTCCCGGCGTTGTATGTACCAGCCGCTTACCTTTTCCCAACAGTCCGGCCTATCCACCGGGTCACAAATAAGATCGTCAGTGGCTAGTATTACCCAGCCACCGCGATCAACGTCATGCTCACGACCACACGCTTTACACTTCATCTTCTACCACCACAAAACAATCTCCGTTGCACTCCTCACAAGTTACCCGGACCTCTTTTAAATAACCACCATGTACATAATCAACTACTGGTTCTTCAACTAAGTAATCGCCCTCGCCATCGCAGTGGACGCATTTTTTCATAGGTGTCTCAGCTTTACGAACACCATCAATCACAGTCACCTCTACAGCGCTGTCTCCTGTCTCAAGTATGTATGTCATTACTTTGCCACCCATTTAATACAAGACTTGCCCCACTTGGTTTTACCGCGTTCACCGCTGTCTTCAACTTTATCTTCATTCTGTAGTTCTGACAACCTTGGCTGCACCGATCCGTATGGTACGTTTAACAACCCGGCAATGTCTTCAGTAGATAACGCCTGAGATGTTTTCTCTAGCAACTGATGCACACGGTCACGTATTGTAAGTTTACCCTCATAATTTGATCTTG